AGAAGCATATAGTTACGTCTATGAAAAAAAAGTTTTACCATCTATGCGATCCATGCAATTCGGCGGCAAGCCGATTGAAGTGGCACCTAACCGGATATATAACTGTGCTTATATGCCTATCGATCATATCGCTTCTTTTTCTGAGTGCATGTTTCTCCTTCTCGGCGGCACTGGTGTTGGATTTTCTGTCCAAAGGCATCATGTTGATAAATTACCCGAGATTCAGAAGCCAAATTCGAAAAGAACTCGAAGATTTCTTGTCGGAGATTCGATCGAAGGGTGGTCCGACGCAATAAAAGTTTTAATTCAGTCCTACTTTAAGGGTGGCTCAAAAATAAAATTTGACTTTTCTGATATCCGTCCGAAGGGAAGCAGACTAGTTACAAGTGGAGGCAAGGCTCCCGGCCCTCAGCCGCTGAAAGAATGCCTCCTTAAGATTCAAGGCATCCTTATAGAAAAGGATAATGGAGACAAGCTTGAACCTATCGAAGTACACGACATTATTTGTTATATTGCTGATGCTGTTCTTGCCGGGGGGATTCGCAGGGCTGCTCTTATTTCGCTTTTTTCCGCAGAAGATGAAGAGATGCTTGCCGCAAAGACAGGAAACTGGTGGGAAACAAATCCACAGCGAGGAAGAGCCAATAATTCAGTTGTCCTCATGCGACATCTCGTAACTCACGATTTCTTTATGAACATATGGGAGCGAGTCAAGGAATCTGGTTCTGGAGAGCCAGGGTTTTATTTATCTAACGATAAAGACTGGGGGACAAATCCGTGCTGCGAGATTGCTCTGCGTCCATACCAGTTTTGCAATTTAACTGAGATAAATACTTCAGATTTATATTCTCAGCAGGATTATGAAGATCGTGCAAGAGTTGCGGCATTTATTGGTACGCTCCAAGCCGGGTATACCGATTTTCATTATTTACGCGATGTCTGGCGCAGGACTACGGAAAAGGACGCTCTAGTGGGTGTCTCTATGACCGGTATTGCTTCTGGCAGGGTTTTGGAGCTGGATATGAAAGCTGCAGCGCTGATTGTTAAAAAAGAGAACCGCCGAGTTGCAAAAAAAATTGGTATCAAGCCGGCCGCTAGAACTACGTGTGTGAAGCCAGCTGGAACCACGTCACTGACCCTAGGAACATCAAGTGGTATACATGCGTGGCATAATAATTATTACATTCGTCGTATGAGAGTTGGTAAGAACGAGGCTATCTACACACACCTAGCCATACACCACCCTGAATTGGTCGAAGACGAATATTTTAGACCACATGACACAGCTGTTATTGAGGTACCACAAAGAGCGCCAGAGTGTGCAATTACTAGAACTGAAAGCGCGCTGCAACTTTTGAAGAGAATCAAAGGTGTGACAGAGCGGTGGATCCGCCCGGGCCACACTCGCGGCCAGAATACTCATAACGTCTCTGCGACAATCTCTATAAAAGATGCTGAATGGATCGACGTGGGTGAGTGGATGTGGGAAAACCGCGACTACTACAACGGCCTTTCTGTCTTGCCATATAGCGAACATGCTTATAAGCAGCCTCCCTTTGAGGACTGCTCTCCGGAGAAGTTCCAAGTATTGTTGGAAGCATTGAAAGAAGTTGATTTAACTAAAGTAATCGAATTCGAAGACGATACCAACCTGAGTGGTGAATTAGCTTGTTCAGGTGGTGCATGTGAAATAATTTGACATCTTATAAATTGTTATTATTTTATAAGATGTAATATAGATCCGTCTAGAATAAGGAGTATAGAATGAGCGATTTGACTACTGAAGAATATGTTGTTGAGTATATTAAGGCCCTCAAAGCCGTTGAAGATGAGATGGAGCCCTATAAGGAGCACAAAAGAGATCTTCGAAAAAATTATGCTCAAAATGGCTGGCTCTCAAAAGATGAAATGAGACAAGCAGTCCGCGCTTACCGTATGCTAGCCAAGGGCGATGATATTAATCAATTTGCTGATTTTTATGATAAACTAAGCAAGAAGGTCTCAGGAGCGTAGTGTGTTATATCCCTTAAATAAATATTTGGTAGTGGAACCGATAGAAGAAACTAAAACTATTTCTGGGGTATTGGTTCCGGAGAGCGTTAATATCGATACCAGCGCTTTTAAACTGGTTAAAATTTTAGAGCCGCATACAGCTTCCCAGCTGACATCTGATATGAAAATTTTGGTACCGACTCACATGATCGAAGAAGCTACCTTTTCTGGTAAAACATACTATTTAGTAACAGAAAATAATGTAGTAGGATTCTACTCAGAGCAGGAACAATGAAATATCTTTTAGGGCTATTGCTAGTTTTAAACTACGCACCAAGCGGCCAAGCAGACTCGAAGGGTTTTGTAAAGCCAATACAAAATAAAATTACTGCTGCTGTAACTTATGGTGAGTTGCATGACCAGGCTTTGTTTAATTGCCCATGGGCCAAAATGACTGAAGAGAAAGAGAAAATCATCTCTCAACTAATCGAGGTTGAAAAGTCTTTTAATCCTCCCCCCGAGATGCGTGGGATGCTCCTAGCAGCTGCCTGCATGGAATCGGGCTATAATCCGCGCGCCAAGGGCGATCGAAAATTTAGTAAATCCAAGAAAAAGCCAATGGCCATCGGCCTCCTACAACAATGGCCTTTTTACGAGCGAATCTATCCTGGTATTGACAGGACAAACCCGGTACAGGCGGCCACATCCTGGATGAAGCATATAGTCAAAAAGATCCCCAAAGTCAAGAGGACTTGCAGGTACAAGACCGAAGCTAAAATTTGGTTGGCGGCATGGGTGACTGGCATCCGCGCTCCGAAAGCCGGCGGCCGATGTAAAGAAAGGCCACTACATTATCGCCTGTTGAAGAAGTGGCACAAGAACATTAGAAAAGATAGAAAAACAGCAGCAGACTGTGCAGGTCAAGATGGATGCGGCTGCTGATTATGAGTGGGGAGCTGTTGTTATCGGTGCTGATCTGGATGCTGTTAGATTCGCTCGCGACAACAAGTACTTTCTAATTAAGAATCGGCCACCTCATCATCACTCATACGAGGATGCCGAGCAAGAATGGGCTGAAAAGATTTATCAGCTCTATGAGATGGCTCTTGTGCCATTTACAGATAAGTCGAACAATATAAGAATATTCCCAGAAGAAAAAATTCTTAAGGTTTTCACGGATCGTAACATATACACAGTAAGATACGATAAATTACATCTATATGACGATGAAAACGTTGAAGGTCTTTCGCTAGATCGAGAGTTAATTTATTATCGCGTTGTCGACTGGTTCGACTGCCAAGGCCTTTATGACTTGGACTTCGACGAGATAACCACAGATGACAACTTTGTTAATATTATTAAGCTTTTTAAGACCCGGCGTATCGATGGTAACCAGAGGTACCTTGACCTGTTATGCGAGTCATTTTTAACCGATAATCAGTTAAAAAACCTTGACTATAGCGATACAATGGCTAGGTTTAAGATTGTAGATTTGCTTAAGAAGTATGGGATTAAGAAGGCTAAAATGTCCCTGTGGAAAAGAGATATATATCCGGTGTATAAATGAAAAAGCACCTCGCAGGAATCATCCCCGTATCGGGCATTAAGTCTGATTTTAATATGCCATGGCATGCAAGTCTTATGCCAATTGGGCCAAACTATCTTGCAGTTGAACGTTCAGTGCTTGAGTGCGCATATGCTGGTTGCAATACAATATGGATCGTATGTAACGATGATGTTACGCCGTTGATCAGATATCAAGTTGGTGAGATGATTCAAGACCCTGTATATAACTACAGGCACTTTGAACACAACAAGAAAGAATTCAAGCGACCAATAAGAATATACTACGTGCCAATCAAGGTAAGAGATATAAACAAAAGAGATAATTTGGCATGGTCTGCGATACATGGCGCAAAAACCGCCAATAAAATTTTACGAAAAATAAGTCTTCACTTAGCGCCAGACAAGTTTTGGATATCTTGGCCATATGGGTATGTAGATCCACGCACCATACGAGAATCTAGGAAAGAACTAACCAATGGGCATGTTATGTTTGCCTATGAGGGCAAGACAGTTAAAGACAACTTGTATTTGGGATTGACGCTTGACATACAGCAGATAGAGCAACTGATAGTCGAATCTAAGACTAGATCAAATGGTATGTGGGTCGACCCAGCAACGAGAGAGGAAAGGCATTCACCTGAAAAGAGATTTTCGTATAGAAATTTTACTTTACAAGAAGTATTCGAAATGCTAGAATGTTCTAGTTACGGTAGAGTTAGTGTTGATGATTATCATAGTTTAGATAACTGGCTTGGATACTGTGACTTTATATCGCGCAATTCTTCCATTAAAAGACCAAAAATACTTAATGCCACAGAATGGAGTGGGATCGGTATAGACGAGGAGGCTTAAGATGTTTAAACACTTAAAAGAAAAAAAGACAACTTATTTGCAACATTTCATATTTGCGATGAGAGTAAGCTTAAGATTAACATTTGCATCGACAGCCTTTTTCATACACGCTTTCGTTCCTTTTATTAAAATACCATATAATATGAATTTAGAATCCATGGCGCTTTACCTGTTTGAGAGAAATAATGAACTTGAAGATTGACTCTGACTGCAGCATGATTATATTGTTTCTGTAACGAGAGGTAAAATTGGAAAGAATTGAATCTAAAATCCCATTTGTTGGGTTGCACGCTCACAGCGTCGCAGGATCCGTATTCGACGGATTCGGATATCCGCAAGATCATATGGATTTTGCTTACGAGAACGGCATGAACGCGCTAGCGCTTACCGACCATGGTAATATGAACGGTATGTCACATCAAGTGCTCCACGCCGAGAAGATGAGGGCACAAGGCAAAAACTTTAAGCCCATCTTCGGCGTCGAAGCATATTTTATACCCTCTATTAAAGAATGGAAAGAGGAATATGAAAAGGTCAAGCTAGACAAGAAACAAGCTAGAAAAATTATTAATGATACGGATAAGGTTGAAATTGAAGATGAGGCCTCTTCGAAGAGCAAATCTAAAAGTAAGATTAATTCGTATGGGCACTTGGTATTGTTAGCTAAGAACCAGGTTGGTCTTAACAACATATTTAAGATTGTATCCGACTCACATCAGGGTGACAACTTCTATCGGAAACCACGTCTGGATTATGACCTACTTAAAAAGTATGGAGAGGGGATTATTGCGTCTTCTGCTTGCATTGGCGGTGTATACGCTCAGAATTATTGGGATAATCGAGAAAGTGGCCCCGAAGCTATTTTAGGATCCATGCGCACAACAACACAACGCATGATCGATTGTTTGGGGGACCGCTGGTATGGAGAGCTGCAGTGGAACAACATACCTGAGCAACATGAATTAAATAAGTATGTTATCCAAATGCACGAAGAATTTGGCATTGATCTCATATCAACAGCAGATAGTCATTATCCGAGCCCCGATGCTTGGAAGGATCGTGAGCTTTATAAAAGGCTTGGATGGCTAGGCGGCAAAAACAAGCCGGGCTATATGAAAGAAGAGTTGCCAGCAAGTGTTGAAGAAATTGGGTACGAACTTTACCCCAAAAATGGCGATCAGATGTGGGAGTCATACAAGAAATACGCAGAAAAATGTGGTGTAGAATATGATGACGCTATAATTTTCGATAGTTTAACAGCAACACACTGGATTGCTCATGAGCTTATCGAAGATTTTATGCCAGATGCCACTGTTCGTTTGCCGGGATTTCTGGTACCAGAAGGCGCCTGTGCTAAAGAAACCTTAGTTGGGGAGGCCGTCAACGGTCTTCGTAGGGTGTCCTTGCAAGATAACAAAGAATACGTTGACAGATTAAAGCACGAATTGACTGTTATTAATGAAAGGGGGTTTAGCAAATACTTTCTTACCATGAAGGCAATTGCCGATACCGCTAATAAACATATGCTCTCCGGCCCCGGACGCGGGTCTGCTGCCGGCTCGCTTGTAGCGTATGTACTTGGTATTACCCAGGTTGATCCAATCAAGTATGGATTGCTTTTTAGTAGGTTTTTGAGATCAGACACAGCTGATTATCCGGATATTGATTATGACGTCAGCGATGCTTTTGGATTAAAAGAAATATTAGCTGCAGAGTGGGGAGAAACCACAGTTGTACCAATTTCAAACTTTAATACGCTGCAGCTTCGTTCGCTCATTAAGGACATCGGCAAATTCTATGATGTGCCATGGCTAGAAGTTAACACAGTGACAAGTAAAATGGTTAGAGAAGCAATGCCAAAAGCCAAACAAGACCATGATATTAAATCAGGTGTTTACGTACCAACTTTTGAAGAAGTTATGAAGTACTCTGAGTCATTGATCAGCTTTTTGCAAAAATATCCGCACATTAAGACCCACGTGGAGGCACTGGTGGGGCAGATCCGTTCGACTAGTCGCCATGCTGGTGGTGTTGTAATTGGGGAAGACTTAGATAGACATATGCCACTGATTTGTTCTAAGGGCGTAATACAAACACCATGGTCTGAAGGACAAAACGTACGCCACTTAGAACCGCTTGGATATATTAAGTTTGATTTGTTGGGTCTTTCAACTCTTGAAATGATCCAAAGTGCTGTCGGCCATGTGCTCAAAAGACACCACGGAATTGATAATCCGACTTTTGCTAATATTAAGGACTATTACGACAGTACGCTGCATCCGGATGTACTGGATTTAAATGATAAAAAGGTATATAGAAATATCTTTCAGAAAGGCAAGTTCGCTGGCATTTTTCAGTTCACTAATTCCGGCGCCCAACGTTTGAGTATAAATTCCAAACCTAATGATATTATTGATATTTCTGCTATCACCTCAATTTATCGGCCCGGGCCACTTGGAGCCGGCGTCGATAAAGCATATATCAAGGCTAAGAAGAACAAGAGCGCCAATTATCTTATTGATGCTGTTGAAGAAGTAACCAAGGAAACATATGGTTTTCTTATTTTCCAGGAGCAAATTGCTTTGTTGGCCCACAAACTAGGAGAAAATATCTCTCTGGAGGAAGGCAACAAATTACGCAAGCTTCTAACCAAAAAGGGCACAGGTAAGGGTTTAGAAGAGAAAGAAGTAATTAAAGAAAAATTTGTTAGAGGGTGCCTCAATAAATCGATACCAGCTGATACAGCCAAAAGCCTTTGGCAAAATTTTGAATATTTCTCAGGCTATGGTTTTAATAAATCGCATGCAGTATCTTATTCTATTTTATCTTACCAGTGCGCTTGGCTATTCAATTATTACCCTGAGTGCTGGATGGCTGCTTTCTTAGACAAGGAGCCTGAATCACGTAAAGAGGCTGCTATTAGCTTGGCTCAGAAATTTGGCTTTGAGATTGAAAACATCAATATTAATACTTCGACCAGACAATGGGAGATCAGTGATGATGGTAGGACCCTTATTCAACCTTTTAGCTCAATTAAGGGCTTGGGTGACAAAGCAGTCGACCAAATTATGCAAAACAGGCCATTTGAAAAGATCGAAGATATCCTCTTTAACGAGGAAATTATCCATGCCAAGTTGAACAAGAAAGCCCTGGATGTGTTGTGCCGCTCCGGCGCGCTAGACTGCATCGTTGATGATCGATTTAATGGGTGCAAACATTTTTGGATGGCGTGTATACAAGACAAGCCAAAAAACCAAAAGAAGCTAGATGAGAATATTGAAATTTATTCGCCGGAAGAAGACTTCACCCCCGAGGAAAAGATTGAGTATATTTCTGATTTAACTGGTATGTTTCCTTTCGATCTGGTCTTGACACAAGAAATTAGAGATTCTATTGGAAGAAATTGTGTTCCAGCTCTAGGCAACTGGGATAAGGATCTGGGTGTTGCTTGGTTTATACCAAGAGAAGTCATCCCCAAGAAAACCAAAAATGATAAACCATACTGGATTCTTAAGGTGATAGATAGCACCTCAACGATGACCACAATTAGGTGCTGGGGGATTAAAGAATACGACCAAATTCATTTGAACCGACCTTATGCAGCCAAGCTGGACCACAACAAAGACTGGGGCTTTAGTACTCGCTCAGTTAGGCACACATTTAAATTACTAGGATAAAGCATGGGAAGTTTAAAAAGAAAGATGCTTCGCAACAAAACGAAGCGTATTAAAAAGGATATTGAAAAACAAATGAAGCGCCAGCTTATGATGTTTGATAAGTTAGAGGACGAGTGCGCTGCATGTGAGAAACCATATGACAAGAACTCCAAAGAACACGTAACAACTTGGAACGTTGTTGTGAGAGAGAAAGAAGAAGTTGTAAGATTATATTGCCCAGAGTGTTGGGACAAAGCTAATAAATTAATTAAGGAGATACAAGATGATCTTAGAGTACGAGATAAGACCGGGAACGACCTCCCCGTCGAGGGCTAACCCTAGCGACGCCGGCCTAGATGTTTATTATTGCCCAGTTGACCCCAACGTGAAAGCTGTGAAAATTAAGCCTGGTGGAAATACGATGTTGGCCACCGGCTTGAGTTTTGGTGTTCCACATGGCTATATGTTACAGGTTTGTAACCGCTCTAGTATGGGTGCAAAGAAATCTTTAATAGTCGGCGCGCACATCATTGATAGTGGATACGACGGCGAAGTCTTTATTGATTTGCACAATATTGGGCAGGAACAGCAGATAGTTTGTGCCGGCGATAAGATTGCGCAATTGATTTTGGTACCGGTAATACACTTTAGAGCCAGACAGACCAATCATAAATTGTACAGAGAGCCTATTGCGATCTCTCGCCGCGGCGACGCTGCACTAGGAAGTACAGATACAGGAGAGCCAAATCACGTGCTAAACGATATGCCCGTTGGAGGATTCTAATGAAAATAAATAAGGAAGAATGGCTGAAGGCGTCTTATGAATACCCCTTCAAAGGTAAAGAAGCTAGTGATACACCTCGCGCTGTTGAACACGCGGCTCACTACAACAAGGGAAATATCGAAACAATAGACGTGATAGAAGATTGGGGTTTGAATTTTCATTGTGGAAATGCCGTTAAGTATATTGCTAGGCATATGCATAAAGGAGAAGCTAAGCAAGATATAAGAAAAGCCATCTGGTATCTTAAGAGATATTTGGAGAAGTTATAATGAGAAAAGCTTATTCTTTTGATGATGTTTTGTTAACGCCACAATATAGCACAATTGAAAGTCGCAGTCATATTGACATAGGAAATAATTTAGATTCGTGTACACGGCTAGAACTACCTGTTATGTCAAGTCCGATGGACACTGTGACTGAAGCGAACATGGCCACTGTCATGAGTCAGCTTGGCGGTTTGGGGGTTATTCATAGATATAACTCGATCGAGGAACAGGTGAGGCTTGTTCGTACACTCAGCACGTCGCTTACAACGCCTATCGCTGCAGCAATCGGTGTAACTGGCGATTATGAAGAAAGAGCATGTGCCCTCTACGATGCTGGGGCTAGAATTGTCTGTATTGATGTGGCTCATGGTCACCATTCTTTAGTGAAAAATGCTTTGTCTGTCATTCGTGAAGTTATGCATGATAAGGTGCACGTAATGGCTGGCAACGTCGCCACCCTTGAGGCCTTTGATGCACTGGCCTCCTGGGGAGCAGATTCAATTCGCGTAGGCATTGGTGGCGGCTCTATATGCTCGACTAGGCTAGTTACGGGCCATGGCATACCAACTTTTCAGAGCATTTTAGATTGCGCGCGTACTAGTTATGATACTAAAATCATTGCTGATGGTGGTATCAAAACGACTGGCGATATGGTGAAGGCGTACGCAGCCGGCGCCGACTTCGTGATGATTGGATCAATGTTAGCAGGGACAAGTGAAACTCCAGGTGAGGTATTCTCTGGCAATTCAGGTAAAAAATACAAAGTCTACAGGGGCATGGCCTCGTCAGCAGCCCAAAAAGACTGGAGGGGCAAATCCTCTGCTCCAGAAGGGGTTTCAACTACCATTCCGTTTAGGGGCAGTGTTGAAGACATCCTTCAAAATATTGCTGGTGGCATTCGCAGTGGCCTGTCTTATTCAGGTGTATACAGCCTGGAAGAGCTTCGAAGCAAGGCATCTTTCTCATTACAAACAGGAGCAGGACAAGTAGAGAGTAACACTCATATTCTTTGGAGGGGCAAATGAGAGACCCTACAATTCCTGATGCTGATAATAGAAAGAAGATTATGTTTTACGATAGCGCAGATCGCCAGGCCAGGTTGAGAGTTCGCTGCGATTTTGATGGTATATCACAATCCCAATTTTTTAGAATGATGGTTACTGGCTATATAAAAAATGATGAATTGTTGCACGCATTTCTAGATAAATGTAAAGAAGAATATAAGATCCAGGGTCAACAAAAAAGAAGTAAAATCAATAAGTTTCATTCTAAAAGCGAGGAGGTAGTTAAGAAGTTTTCTCTGGAAGGGGATGAGATAGAGGATATATTTGACATATTAGAAATGGAGACGGGCCTATGAAAAAATGTTTATTAACATGTAAAGAAATGAAAGTCAGCTGCCCAATTAAAGAATGTAAATACTGGATTGATTATGAAGAAGACTCGAACTGTACACTAGATGCTGTTGGCAAGCATGGTTTTATGACATTGCGCGAGTGTGCTGATCGTTTAGGCATCAGCTACGTCAGAGTCAAACAATTACAGGATGGTGCATTGAAAAAAATAGGTCTTTTATTAAAAGATAGAGCTATTTAATTTGTATCAAGAGGTACTTTTAAGGAGAGACCACGATGAAAAAGCAGCTTTTAAACGAAAGACAAATCCGCAAAATGATGAAAATAGCCAATATCACTCCCCTGGCCAATAGTTTTATCAGCAAATTGAATGAGAACGATCTGGTAGAAGGTGAAGACGATCCCCAGCCAGGCGACGAGATGGTTGAGGAGCTGTCCTTAGAAGAAGAGTCTCTTGATGACACCGGAATGGAAGAAATGAGCGAAGAAGAGGAGATGATGGAAGAACTCTTTGAGAGCTTTATGTTCGAGCAGGATGAAGAAGACCCGTTAGCCGGCGCCGAAGGCGGAGAAGAAGACCTGGGAGCCATGGGCGGAGAAGAAGGTGAAGAAGAAGTGGGCGGAGAAGAAGAACCTCTTGCTAGCGCCATGACAGCCCTTAAAGCTTTAAAGTTAGGTCTCGAAGAGCTTGATCCAGAGGCGGCAGCAAAAATTGAAATTGATACTGAGTCTGAAGAGGGCGGAGAAGAAGAGATGGGCGGAGAAGAAGAGATGGGAGCCATGGGCGGTGAAGAAGCCATGGGCGGAGAAGAAGAGATGGGCGGAGAAGAAGGTGAAGAAGAGATGCCGGCCCTGCAGGAGTCTCGAAGACGGCGCGCCCAAAAAAGCCAAAAACAAGTTATTTCAGAAGTTTCCCGTCGGGTCGCAGGCCGGCTTCTTCGCTTGCAGAGAAGAAAACAGAGATAAAAGTATTAATGAGTCTAAATTAGTTAAAGCAGGTCAGTTGGCCTGCTTTTTTTTATATTAACGCTAAAGGAGTAGCAAATGAGTTGGAACGCAAATTTTTCAGACAAAGAAGAAGAGCAAGAAAAAAAAGAAGAACCGGCAGATCTTCTGTCCGTGTTCAATATGCAAGACAAACCTGAGTTACGCATAACTGGTATTTACGGTAACATCGAAGAGGAAAAGTGTTCCGAAGCTATTTACGGCCTCCGCGCCCTACACTTGTCTGGTTGCAACGAAGTTTTATCCAACCCGGATGACCCAGAGTCAGACATATTATGCAGCTACGAACCGATAGATTTTTATATTTCAACTTTCGGCGGCTTGGCGACTGAAATGTTTGCTGTCTATGATACTATTCGCAGCTTGAGGGGCATGTCTCCTATCCACACCTACGGCCTGGGAAAGGTAATGTCAGCCGGCGTCCTTCTGTTAGCTTCCGGCACTAAGGGTGAACGGAGAATCGGCAAGCATTGTAGAGTTATGATCCATGGCGTCGTAGCTGGTACACACGGACACATAGCCGATGTTGAGAATGAATTTGCTGAAACAAAGTTTACTCAGAAGATGTACATTAAAGCCTTATCCGAGGAGACGAACATGGCAGAGAAACAAATTAAAAAAATGGTTGATCGCAAAACAAATGTTTACATTGATGCTGAAGAAGCGGTAAAATTGGGAATTGCTGATATAGTTGTCTAATTATTAAGAGGTATATTTATGAATAAGGACGAACTAAAATACATTGCAGAAAACTATTTTCAACAAGATTTTAATTTAAATCTTCTCTTTGAAATGGTTGGAAAAGAACAAAGCGAGGTTAAAACCAACCCTCTCTTGACGGAAGAAGAAGGAGGAAGATTTAGTCTTACCATCGACCTGCCTTCTCTGACACCTTCGGAAGCTTGGGGCGATCCGGACTCTCAAGACAGGGACCAAATATTGAAGATCTTTTCTGTCGTCCGCGGCGGCCGTGATATAAAAGCCAAAATTGATGATATTAATAAATTTCTTGACCCCAAGGCCGCGGCAAGAAAGAGATCTCCGGGAGTCATTATTAATATGATGATGGTTGTCGAAGCCCTACAGGCAACGTTAAACGACTTTAACGAGTCAGCTGCCGGCTTTGTATTCGAGGGCTTCATGGCGGCCTTGACAGGAGGCAAACAGATAGCTGGTAAAGTTGGAGGGACTCTGCCAATTGAGGATTTTGTAGCCTTCTCAGACTACGGCGGCGGTATCCCGGTTAGTTTGAAACTACTGACCCTAGAGGGCATCACCAAGGGCAGTTATACAAATTTGGTAGATTATCTTGTGGTACGCGGTGAGCCGGCAATTAAATATTTGATTGCTTTTAAATATACACCGGGCGGTAATGTTGATCAGCTGCAATTTTGGGAGTTTGAAATCAACAGATCAAACTTTATAAGATTTATTAGCGGCGTCGGCGGAGGCTCCGACCTCCTAGGCTACAGGTATGCCCAACGCGATCAGAATTTAGCAGGTGCCATGGCCGCTTTTGCTGCAGACGGCTCCAAAGAGAACCAAGTGCGTGTTGCGGAGCTGATACAAAAAACACCTGGTTATAAAAGAGGTCTGATTCCTGCTTTCTTACAAGCCGGCGGCCTAACCCCTGAAGAGGCCGAGATGGCCATGGAGCCAGAAGATTTAGAAGCCCTAGAAAAAAAGAAAGAGAAGAAGGCAGCTGTGCTCTTACGTAAAAAAGAAAAGGGGGAGGAAGATATTGAGGCCTGGCAAGCTGCAGAGGAAGATTCACCGATACAGGAGAGTTTCCATAGCAGAGAGAAGAAGATGATGAAGGAATCAGTTCTCACCGAGGCGTATGGAGAAGCTAGTCAGTGGAAGGCCAGCTGGCCTCAATTGAAAAGATTGGATCAGGAAATTAACCTAAATACCTATGGCGCTATTGATTTATCCCAGGAAAGGATTGATGAATTAGCTGAGATATATAGCGAAAAGCTCAAGGGCGATGTTATGACACTTCTTACTGAAGCTAAGAATTTGGCTGACAATATTGGTGCCTACTACCGAGAAAAGAGAAGAAGCAAGGCGACTGCAGCTGCAGATACCGCCATACAAAGCAGCGAAAAAATCTCTAATGTTTTGGAAAAAGATCCAAGATATACTTAAATAATACATTGACTTAATTTATAATGTAATTACTGTATATTCAGAGAGGTATATATGCAGAAAGTTTATGCTGAAGGTCTAGAACTACAGCGAAAAGTAATGTCCGGGGTTAACAAGTTGGCCGACTATGTTGCCGCTACCTTGGGCCCAAAAGGTAGAAATGTGATTCTACACAAAAAAGAAGCCAATCCAATTATCACAAAGGACGGAGTTACGGTAGCTAATTTTGTAGATCTATCAGATCCCTTTGAACAGGCCGGCGCACAGATATTAAAGCAGGTCGCAGCTCAGACGAATTCTATGGCTGGAGATGGTACCACCACTTCCACTGTTTTGGCTAGAGACATACTCAGAAATAGCCAAAAATATTTGATTGCTGGTTGCTCTCCCGTTGAGGTCAAGAAGGGGATGGACAAAGCGGTTAAAGAGGTCACTGATATGGTCAGAGATATGGCAAAGCCAGTTGACTCGATGCAAGACATAGAATACGTTGCAACTGTCTCAGCTAATGGAGATGCCTCTATCGGAAGTCTGATATCATCAGCTGTTGACAAGGCTGGTCATGATGGGTCAATATTAATTGAGAATGGCAAGTCTGTTGATACGAGTTTGGATTTAGTGGAGGGTTTTCGTTTTAATTCTGGCTATTTTGCTCAGGCGTTTGTAAATGATCAACGTAGAAATTCTATAGTTTACGAGGACGCTATTATACTGGTGACCGACTATAAGGTTGAACATGTTAAGACAATATTGCCTGTTTTGGAATTAGCTGCCCGAGAAGCGAAGCCATTAATAATAGTTGCTGAGCAAGCAGAGGGCCAGGCCCTAGCAGCATTGATAATGAACACAGTCCGCGGCAGCATGAAAGTCGCTGCTGTTAAGGCCCCCGGGTACGGCGCGGAGAGACACAGCAACATGAAAGACTTGTGTTTGGCTACTGGTGCTAATTTTATTAGTAGAGCTTCCGGCCGGAAGCTTGAAGAAGTCAAGCTAGTTGATTTTGGTGTATGCAAGAGAATTGAAGTATTGAAAAACTCTACAACCATCATGGGAGGCCAAGCAGACTGGGAGGCGATTGATAAAAAAATTGAGTCACTCAAGAGTGAGATCAAACAAACTGACAGTGTTGAAGAGTGCCGCAAACTTCAGATGAGAATCACTCGCCTGTCCAGCGGCGTTGCTGTCATAAAGGTCGGTGGGTTGACTGAGATTGAGATGACTGAAAAGAAGCACAGAATCGAAGATGCCTTAGAAGCAGTAAAGGCCGCACAAGAGGGCGGTATCGTACCTGGAGGCGGCACTGCCCTGTTACGCTGTCGCGACTTCGCAATTCAAGCCGAGAACGAAGATCAAAGAATAGGCGCAGATATTATTCGTAAATCTCTGGAGTCGCCCATACGTCAGATGTCAACCAACGCTGGCAAAAGCGGAGACCTAATTATCAACAACATCGAAGCTCTTCTTTATGATGATTACGGTTGGGATTTTAAAACCGACGAGCGCGTTGATATGATAGCTGCAGGGGTAGTCGACCCAGCTAAGGTAGCAATCATAGCTATTCAAAATGCCGTTTCGGTATCATCGACACTTCTTACAACCAGCAACGCCATAGTGGAGACTAGCAATGAAAGTTAAAATAACCAGAACAATTGATATAGAAGACGTTCCGGAGCAGGTAAATCAGATTGTTTCCGAGTGTCGTCGTATCTTACATGAAGCTTCAAACATGCTGAGGACCAAAATGTATGATGTACCAGGCATGATTGATGGGTTCAACAAGACCTCTGAATTACTCAACATGGTGGAGATAAAATTGCAAGACGCATCAAATATATCGATAGGATGGAACCAGGTTTTCAATCCTCATGAGGAGGAGACGTTGCCACAAGAAGAAAGCAATGAAGAAATTTGAAGTTGGAGACTTGGTTTACGTGCCGTCGGAAGTTGTTATATATAGCGAGTCACTAACACACAAGTTGAAAGAGCCAATCAACCTTCTTATAACAGGGGAAAAAGAAGGTTGTTATGAGGTATTTTACGAAAACAAGAAGTGGTTAGTTAATAGAAGCAGTGTCTATAAGGTGGGGTGAAAAATGAGATATATATTATTTGTTAAGGACGAATGTCCCTTCTGTGTGAAGGCTGTTGAACTGTTGCAGCAGGAAGAAAAGCCTTATAACCTGGTCCAATTTGACGAAGGTCAGAGAGAGACTTTAAAAGAAATAAAAGAGGCTCACAACTGGTCGACCGTACCCATGGTTTTCTTTCGCAACGGCCAAGACATAAGGTTTATTGGTGGCTACACAGATTTACAGCAGTGGTTGGAAAGTGTCTGAAGAAAGTCCACCCAGCCAAGTTTATACTCTGCCACAAGGCTACGTTAATGAAATATTAGATGAGTGCAACCTGCAAATATCAATTGCGTCTGGTTTCCTCAAGGAGATACTGGACACCGAGCACTCTTCTCACAACAAAGAGGTGGTTTTACCAATAATCTCAGAGCTTATGTGGGTCAACTACTCTATAAAGCATAAATTAAATGTGGAAATTTCAACGCCGGCATATGCTAAAAACGAGATAACACAAGAGGACGATCATATTTTTACAGAGCGTTCAATTACGGATTTGCAGAATCTTCTAATAACAAGATATATGGCGGTTGATGATTTAAATCGCTTTTCGTGTAGTATCGGCTTACATTAATAATGTCGACTGGAATTATATTTTTTATAATTGGAAACATACTTGCATGGTTCCAGTACAACTCTCAATTTGTCTGGCCATGGTGGAAAGATAAGCCTCTCTTATCTAGCCTATTGTTTTCCATACCGGTAGGGCTGTGTTTCTGGTATGCTATACGCAATATTGTGCTGAATACTGATCAACTGTGGTCTTCAAAGCTAATAGGCTTTGGGGTGTCAAATATAATTTTTGGTTTGCTGACTTATATCTTCCTAAAAGAAAGCGTCTTCGAGCCCAAGATTATGGTTTGCCTATTTCTTTCTTGTATAATCATAGCCATTCAGGTTTTTTGGAAATAGTTTATTTTTTTTCTTGACTATCTTTACAGGGTGTTTACTCTTTTAAAAGCTGGTGTTTTGCTGGTAAGGAAACAACGGCTTAACTTGCTTAATAAGGAGAAAATATTATGACTACACTTACTGCTTACAGACCGAGCCTTCTTGGCCATGGCGTGTTCAACGAGATCTTCGATTCAATGTTGGATTTTCCGCAATTGATGCAGAGGACAACACAGGGCTACCCTGTCGCTGATATTTATAGAGAAGATGGAGGAGATACTGTAATGGAATTTGCCCTGGCGGGATTTTCTAAGGAGGATCTTTCTATTGAGATCAAATCAGAAAAGAAAAGCATTACGGTCAGTGCGAATAATGATAACCTCGATATACGTGAACGTAACCGTCGTGTTGCTCGCCGAAGTTTTTCCAAGACCTACGTAAACTACGATAATAATTTGGATCTCGAAGCCGTACGCGCCGAGTTCGAAAACGGGCTACTCAGATTGGTTATCCCGACACGAGCCGAAGCCAAGCCCCTTCGCGTAGAAATTAAGTAAATTAATTTTTAAATTCTTTGAGTTTGCTCCCCTGTGATTATAGTTATATAAGACAGCATATGATCACGGGGAGCCCAAAAGGGTGGCATACGTATACGTAACGGATATAAGGAAGCTAGCGAAAGTTTGTGAGCCATGCGTATCCAAATTGGATGGTATACAAATAGGCAATAAGCTTATTGAGATACTTGCTCAAGAGCCCGACGCCATCGGCCTAGCCGCAAATCAAGTAGGGATCGACGCAGCAGTATGTGTTATAAAAGCTGCAAAGCCGCTTATTCTCATAAACCCTAGGATAGTTGGCAAGTTCGGAAAAAGTTTCTTTCAAGAGGGTTGTCTTTCCTTCAAGGGTGACTATGTTTTAACTGAAAGATGGACCGATATCGTTGTTACGAACGACAATCACACTAACCAATTATTTTTTTCTTTTGAGAAGAACGCTTTGGAGTGTGTTTGTGTACAACACGAAATTGATCATCTAAATGGAACCACGATGTTTGATCGTGCTGTAGACAAGGAGTTATTTGATGTCTAGATTTTATGGTAGCACTAGTGTACTTCCCACTAACAAAAAGAAGACCAGCCAAGGCGCCGGAAGTTATACAAAAAAGTCTCACTCCGGTGGCGAAGCTTTTCACAATGGTCAACGCACCGGGTCACCACCGGGCGCTAGTCACCGGCGCCGCAAGCCATCCAGGGGCCAAGGCAGTTGACCGATGGACCCCAGCCTATCTGGCAAGAGCTAGCTATTCCCTCCGCGGAGGAGAGAAGGCTTTACGAGGAGTGGGTGAGACAACGAGAAGAAGAGGAAAAACAACGTGAGCAAAGAGAAAATGAGCGCGTAATAGTTATCGATATATAGGAGAAATAACTATGAGAGTGTACGTCCCTGACAAGAAGGAGCACGTAATTAATGAAGTTCTTCAAGAGCTTTACATGTTGAAGAAGGCTATCGACTATGGATCTGGTACTCCCGATAGTAGAATTGGTATGATCGATCGTATCAGAGACAAATTAAAGACTCTTCTCTCGAAAGAGAAGGCAGGTGAGATGTGAAAGCGTTAATTATCCTGGCGATAATCGCTGTTTTGTCAGCGCCATATTGTATAGATAATAGTGTAACTGTGGGCCAAATAGCCAAAGATGTCAAGAAGACTACCGGAAGAGTTGTCGACAGCATCCAAGAAGAGGCCTCTGATTATTCCAAATAATTTATTTACTATTTTTTTATAGTGAGTATATTTATAATTCATAATTTTTTAAAAGGAGATGATTATGAAGGTTCTATTTGCAATGATTTTGCTAATGATTGTAGCTGCTTATGGCTGCGCTACTGATGATTCACCTGTTCTGGAGCAAACCACTAGCGATGTTGTGGAGATTGGTGACATCACAGTTGAGGATGTTGAAGAGTTGTTAACTCCCGATGTGGAAGTTTCTCTTGACGATGCCGATACTGCTTCTACAGTAGAAGAGGACGTAGAAAACTAAACTAAAACTTACGTTTTGTGCGCTTCGGCGCTTTTTGGCCCTGTGGTGGAATTGGCATACACATCAGACTTAAAATCTGACGCCTATACTGGGCTTGCGGGTTCGAGTCCCGCCGGGGCTACCAGGATACTACATAAGGAGTAGAATTATGAACAACATGCATCATTTAGAAAGCGATAAGTTCTTTACAAGGATTATGATTGGCTTGACCATTGGTACTGTAATTTTTGTGCTATTTGGACTATAATTTGCTGGCGTAGCTCAATGGCAGAGTGTCACGTTGCCAACGTGAATGTTGTCAGTTCGAATCTGACCGCCAGCTCCATCTCTGCGCCCGTAGCTCAGCTGGATAGAGCATCGGCCTTCTAAGCCGAGGGTCACAGGTTCGAATCCTGTCGGGCGTACCACATATTTCTTACTACTTATTATTATGAAGGTGGGAAACTTAGTAAAGCTCAATATTCATTCGCACTTTACCAGTGGTATAAATGATATCATTGGTATTCCTTTTGAAACCATAGGAATTGTTTTACAAGAGAGGTGTGACGTATGCAGTGTTATTTTCCCTTTGTTAGAAGATGAAATTAGAAGTTTTATGAAAGCAGATTTAGAGATTGTGAGCGAAAGCGGTTGAAGGACTTTGACCCGGCATTAAGATTTTTTATGATTGACCTAGGTTTAATCGTTCTTATGGTTTTGTTATACCAGGTGTGTTATTAATATGAAAGGCAACAATTTACTTTATTCCAAGTATAAAGAAGACAGAATAAAGGGCTATAAAAAGCTCTTCAAAGTTCAGAAGAAGACCTATGAACCGCCCAAACACATTGCCAAGGGCATTATTGAAGCCATGGCCGCGCAAGGATATAACATTAAGTTAGAGCAAGCTATTGCGTATATGAATTCTTCATACGCCGTCTTCGATCGCGGTTATTATGAGAGTAGACGATAGTTATTAGCATATTACGCTTTTTCTAATACTATTTATTATTGATGTATTTACCACTAACAGGATACAACAGAGATAATAAAAGAGGTATTAAAATGAAAGTTGGCGCAGTTACTTCACAGGTTGTGGCACCCACCCGCCCAGGACAAGGTGTACAATCTCAAAACCAGGAAGTAAATAATCAACAACGTAACCAGCAACCTGTGCAACAGGCACAGGAGTCTGTTACTAGCGAGAAGCTTAATTGCCACAATTCCAAATCTGGCATGAGCACAGAAGACTTTTTGCAATTGCACAATTCCAGTGCGGAAGATATGGTCGATGCCATTAAGGATGTTATGGCTTTAAAAGTCATGGAAAAGACTTTGGAAGTTATTGATAAGATAGTTTCGGATTGACTGATGGAGATAGGCGACCTGGTAACAGATAAAGCGATGCCCGGGTCGCGCGGCATTATTGTCGAGATTAAGTCGACAAGGAACGCCAAGTCTAAGAACACATATATAACTTACCTTGTCCATTGGTTCGACACTGAATTTAAGTCAACGCACGGGCCAAATCAATTAGCTTTAATTAGTTAATTCGTTATAAACATAAGTAACTATTTACTGTTATGAAGATGCAAAAGCTTTTCGAAAACTGGAATAATTTTAAGTCTGGTGTTATCAGGGAAGAGATCCTTAATGAAATCTCTTATGAGTATGCCGAACACGTAGAAGACTGGATGGGCAACCATGGTAATGAGGTTGACATGCCATTCAATGATATATTCAATGGCAAGATGCGGACCATTGTTCCCCTTGGCAAATCAATTACGAAAGGCACAACGATTGCCAAACTATTGAGTTGGCTTGAACGACAAGGCTACGAAGTAGACTTCAAAACTGGCTTGTCATCTAAAGGTTTTATGAGTTACACA